GATCACGTTATTTGTCGGCTGTATTAGTACAGCGCGATTTGCGGGAAATCGGTCTGAAACCACTATATCCTGAATACTGGAGAGCTTCATAATTCTTTCTCTCACAGTCATGACGACGGAAGACGCGGTGGTCTTGTAATCCTCGTCTAATATGTCATCGTAGCTTGTTCCGATGATCAACGTATACGGACCATACCGTCCATTTGCTTTCAGTACCGTGCGTGCGCCGCGGACATCGCCGACAATATCCGTGGGATCTTTCGACGCATCCGTCCATGTCAAGTTAGAATCGAATGCGAATTGACCCGCGTTTGTATCGGTGAGCAGACCAGGAATCGCTTGTCCATTGACTTTGAACTCACTCCCATCCGCACGCCGCGGACCTTCGATGACAGACAATTCCAGCGCTTCGTTCTCACGCCGAATGCTGTCCTGAATCATCGTGGTATCGAGCATTGCATACCCGGACCGCTCCCACTCAGCGAATAGACGTGGATGAATAGAGAATCCGTCCGTGAGGCAGTACACGGGTAGAGAATCCAATCCAAGATCCGGCCGGCGCTCTTCGACTTGATCCGGCTCTGGATACATAGAGAATTGTGGGTTACCTGTTTTATTGGACTTCTGCCAACGGATATTCATTATCCCGAGCCAATCGGTAATTGGATAGGTAAGGCCTTTTCTGTCCAGATAGTCAAGGACTGCGAGTCTTTCGAGTGCTACCGGAGTAACTGCCTTGTCGATGTACTCCTCGGCGTGCAACGGTAGTGGCGCACACGCGCGCATGTGAGCAACAGGGTCAACCCCGAGAGGGATTCCCTGCATGGATTCCGGTGAGATATCGTAAAAATCGGCCATGATACTATGTTTCCTTTCGAAAGGTTTTTCTGTTTTTATTTATGCCACTCTCATAATACGGATTCGAGTCAACGCATTAACTGTTCCACCGCTCGACTCTAGTGCATGGAAGTGATAGACGTTTGCGGTTGCTGTCGTTGCTGTAGCCGCTTTCACGGTTCCATCGCCTGCGGACTGTAGTGGACCACGCGCAATGTTTTGACCCGATGCAATCAACCCCCACCAACGCCCGCCAATAGGAATAGATGCAACAGGCATCTCGGAATCAATCGCGTATGGAGTGTCAATGGGAAGATTCTGGATATCCTGTTCGAGGGCAACAAACATGGAGGTCTGCCCAGCAGCCGCGGATGATTTTCTCCATGCGAGTACTCCGGAATTGTTGAAGGGCTCAACGAGCATTCCGGGACGAATATCCGCTTCACCAGCCGGAATATTGTCATAGATGAAGGACTTGTCCCGGGGGGACAATAGAACAGTGTTTGGTGCATGCGTCTCAAGAGGCATAGTGATTAGGTCTCCGTTTCAGAAAAGAAATTATCCGTTTCGTTCGTTAATTCGCCTTCACGGTCTCGGTCTTTCCATCCCTCAGGCTTCTCGCGACATCCCAAGACTTCGGCACAACCCGCGGTGCCTGTTTTTCAACCGGAGGAATCGGTAGACCACGGCCGAAGTAGGAAGCGGAAACAGTATTTTGATTCTGATTCTCGGTCTTCCCTTTCGACGCAAGTGTGAGTAGAGAATCCAATTCATCTGTCGGTTTACTATTGAGCTGATCTTCAGTATAGATTCCAGTCGTAAGAGACTTAAGACTTGCAATCACCGCTGTCCGGTGTGCGTTCTCTGCGGCAATGAAACCATTTGCCATTGCGACAAGAGGAGCCGGCGCAGTCGCTAGAAACTCTTCGATCGTTTGAGTTTTCGGAGAATCGACCGGATTAGCAGCGGAAGCCGAGGTAACTACAGGAGTCTCGACTTTGGCTTCCACTTTCTTCTCTGTATACTTTGCTTCCAATGCCACGATTCGATCATCCTTGAAACCCATGAGAACCTTTTCGTCGTCCTCAGTAAAAGGACTTGCGGCGTTGGAAATCAGCCGCGCGACAGCATTCTTTTTTTCCTTTTCAGTCAACATAGTGTCTCCGTTTCTATTTTCACTATTGCAGCCACAAGATGTAGCCGCGCGGATGGACGATGGATCATCGGTTATGCTCTCGTCTTCATCTATATTTGCATTCGCACTAGATTTCGTTTCCGACTCCATATTGTCTTTGGAACACATCGCACCCAGACTAATTGTATGATCATGTACTGCTTGAATGGTTTTTTGATCCTTGGTAGAATTTCGTTTTCCTACCATGTTGATCACGCGGACGTTTTGAATCCCGTCTTCATTATCACTTTTTGCATTTTCCATCATCATTTCAATGCATCTCTGGCTAGATGAAGCGCATGTGTATAAAGAATTCACCGCCTCATAGCAAAACAGCATAATAGATTCGAGTCTCGCGCATTCGATTTCCATTTCCGCGGCTTCACCTTCGGGGCTATCTGTGGGGTTTTCCGTTTCATCGGAAATCAATTGTCCCACGAGAACCTTTGCCGCCGAAATGGTCGCGGATGCCTGAGTGAGCAGAGAATTCATCGTATTATAATGGACTAACTCCGCGGCCTCTTCGCCAGCAGATTCCGACTCACCCATTGCAGAAGATCGAAACGCTTTCGTGAGCAGAGATCTCGCCTGGGCTATCAATCTATTTTCTGTTTTCACTTTTGGCTTCTCCTCAACTATTTTGCTTGCTGCTATGACTTCCACCGGATCATTTTCAGGCTCATAGACGGTTCGTTCTCTGACCGGAATCCGTTCAGCACCCAAAGTAACAGTTTTATTGTCGTCAGAAATCTCGAATGTCCGCTGGTAGAGATGAGACTCACCTTCATCTTCTATTCTCATCTGATAAACGAATGTTCCAGAGTCATCGTTGATTGATCCGGACATTACCCAGATGTATTTTGCATCAGTTTCAATTTCATAGACAGCAGATTCAAGAAGACTGGATTTATCCTGATTCGAGAGATCAGTGGACGATGATACGATTCTATTTTTCATTTCCATATTTCCACCCGCTGACCTTGGCGCCCCACATCCAGCGTTAATTGAGCATGCACCCTGCATTGATTTTGGAAGCATCGCCAAATGGTCAGGGGTGATTCTTCTCCAGATTCCGGAATAGACTTTTCCGCTTTTAATTCCGGATTTTGGTTCAGTAATTATAAATGCACATACGCTCACTTCGACCATTTCGCCAGCTTGCAATCTGCGAATAACCGATAATGGATCACCGCCGAGTGATTCTGCTTTAGCAATATCTAGCCACGCATCCATTTTTAGGCGATTGTCGGAACGGTCGAAACGTGAATTGAATACTTTTCCAAAACAGAAATTCTCTAGTATTTCCGGATCATTCGCAGATCCATCTCCGTACACGCCCGCAGAACTGGTAATGTGATCGGGGACAACAGGGCGGCCGTTCCATCCCGCGGGTGCGATGGCTAATTCTGAAGATAGAACTAATTCCGCGGTTTTACTATTCGCCGGATGGACGACAGAATCGCCAACCATTGCAACGACAGGAACAATTAGATGTGTCCGGCCTTCAAACGATGCAGAACGAAGAGAAGACCCTCCGGCTAGACCGGTAAGATGAGCGGTGTGGAAATTGGATTTCATTAGCTACCAAATTCTCCATACTTATCTTTCAATCTAGACAATTCTGCCCTCTCGTGTCGTTCTCTATCCATCGCTGATTGCCGCTTGGAAGGAAAACCTGACACTTGCGATACAAATTCATCACACTTGTCACATAACTCGGCCTCTTCTGGAGATGCATGGTCATGGGATAAATCTCCAAATGGTCCGCCGCCATCTTCGTCTGACGTAGCTGTCATTCGCCAACGGCCAGTAGGATTTCCGTCTGGTGCCGCGATCTGTCGTGCTTCTATCCACCATGCCATAAGATAGATCCCCAAGAAAAAGGCCGCTAATCTCCCATCTCGTCGCAGAAAGGGTACTCAAGATCCGGAAATTCTATTGGATCTCCGAGGTTTGTACATCCACATGCGGAGCAATATTCGTCATAGTCATCCGGCTCACCTGGAATATATGACCGATGCCCAATCCAAGTATGGGAATTGTACGCAGCAAAACTATCAGATTCGGATCTCTTGATCTTACTCGAATGGTGCCCCTCGTGCCCTTTAGGAAGACTACAAGGTTCAGCAATACCAGTCATAGAAACTTGTCCGCATATTTCTTCCATATAGCTACTCCAATTCCACCAATCCTTCTGTACATCTACAATTAACTTCTTCTCCGGGTTCTATTGGCGGATCATATGGCTCATTTAATCCTACCACCTGATCATTCATATCCCAATGTTCGTCACGTTCTCTTTCATCTTCGGTACCTATCCAGATTCTTCCTACATTATTAGGAATTAATCCTTGACTCTGTGCTTCTCCCCATAATTCTCTTTGTCCTTCATTTGCACTGCGCATTGTTTCGGTTCTGGCAATTGTTTCCGCGCGATAATTCCTCTGCATTTCAGAATATCGACTTACCTGTCTTGCGGTCCATTCAGGTGTAGGACCAGAAGTAGGAACTTTCGCACGGAATCCCGAAATATCTCGCACACCCGGAGATGGCAGAAATCTTTCAATGAGATCACCCGGTTGCGCGGCAGAAATCTCATCTATTAGATTGGAGACCGCGGTAATTTGATCAGAACGCAATCCAACAGTGTCATAGATTTGCTGTGCGAGAACGCGGGGAGGAAGACCCTCGGAGATCCCGTTTGCAATCATTTCGCGGATGGATGATTCTACGTTTTCGATGATTTCGGTAATCAATTCACTGGAACGTATAGCCGCGTACTCGATTGCACGAGGACTAGAGTCCGTGAATGATAGATCAAAGGAAGAAAGACCATCCGCGGATGACCGCATCGATGATTTTTTCGTCCTTCTGTTTTTCACAAACCATGATCCGCGAGCTTTTGCAGATTTTAATGCCCCTTGAGCCGCATTAACTACTATGGATTTTATTCTATGCGGCAGATATGCGGATAAATTTTGTTTCGATTGTCTTAGCACTCCGATTGCAAGCCCATCTAATCCGACGTGATCCCCGGATGAAATCTTACTTTCTATGTCTTTTACACTTATCGATCCACCTGCGGACTTCCATGCGGTCAATATTGTAGACTTTAATTTTCCGCTGTGCTTGTCGGCAATAGACCGAAGCATAGAACCGTGAGAAGAAATTGGATCTATCGATGCACTCACTGGCAATGCAGATTGTACAGGAAGAGGTTCGTCTTCGTTTCCCTCTTCTATTGATGGATTTGCATCTTCGGGATCTAATTCATCCTTGTTTAAAATGTCGGCTCGAATCTCCGCACCAGTCATTAATAATCCGGACCCAGCAGTAACAGAAAAACTATTTGCTTGTGCTATTTTAAACATTACATCGGCTTTTTCGTTCTCCGTTAATTCGTCTCGTGTCGGCCATACGACTTGATACCCTTTCGGGTTGATTGGTTTTGGAAGAGCACCAAATAGAATAAGTCTGTCAATGAATTGCCGAATCAACGGAACTGCAAATTCCTGTCTACGTTCTGCAATCCTATCTGCCCAATTGGAACGATCTTGGGTAGATGCGAGTTCTCCACGTTCAGTTCCGAGGAAAATTCTCTTAGGATACCCGAACGTTGCACAAATAAGATCAATGAGAAATTCAAAACTTGGGTTAAGGTTTGTTAGATTGGCGTTAAGGGGTTTAATATCCACCCAACGTGTAGGAATGATTCGGGATAGATTATTTACATAATCATCAATTGCATCAAATAGTTCTATTGATTCCGGATCATCTTTACCACCGAACGGTGCCGCGGGATCAATGGCAAGCTGCAATCCGGGATCTGCACGCCGCCAGATAGCCTCCATTTGACCACCGACACCCTTTGCAAGATCATCGAGGTAATTCCATACCGCTTGCAGTTTTGGTTCGGCGTAAACATTATTGTCGATGCCACTTTCGGCTACATGAATAACCCTTGACCAGTGAGTAGGGTAATAATTAAATCCACCTTCGGATCTGCCTGAAGAATTATCGGTGTAGATCTGGGCTGAGGACGGAATACCAAGCTGGAGATGGTAGGTAGATGGAAGTCCAAATCTCGGATCGGAAATCTCAGATGGTTTGAATCCGATGAAGGAATTTATCTGTGCTCTATCTTCCGGAATCGGAGTTAGATAGATAATGGAATCGGGACCCAATAGACTAGGCATCTCATAATTAAGATTTCCATCCGGGGTCCCGATTAATACCACTGCATAATGGCCTAGACATGCCTGGGTATCGGCGGTCTGGAGTATAGACGTAATATTCAATCGATCGTGAAGGCTATTCCATGCATTTTCAAATTCTGTATCTACTTCTTCGTCTTCATTTTCGATGATAGAGAATCCACCACCCCAAGTGGCTCTAGGATATGCTTCAATTAGACGTTTAGCAATACCACCGCGACGATAACGGGCGCGGTATTTCAGAATGTCTAAATTATCATCATATCCTAATACACGATTTAGATCTCGTTTGCCATTGAAACTTAGACCATTTTTGGATGCGAATTCGGCACGCCGGAGAAGAGCAGAGGTCGCGGCACGAATTTGAGCATCTTCAGAATTAGAAGAAGAAGAGCGGATAGAGGATGAACCATTACCGTTACCATTGGCACTCTTCTTGCGACGTGCGCCCGCGCGCGTATGAGATTGGTCCGCGGTCGTCGTGCGCTTGGATGCCATTTGGGCCTAGGGTAGTTTGAAATTTCTGGTACCCTAAACCTAGTATACGATGGACGGAAGATGAAAGTCAAGGTACTGAAAGGAAAAGGTTTGGCCTTGACAAAAAAGCGGAAGAGGGCGAGAATGGAGACATGAAACGCCGTATTGTCCGCCAGCACCGACGCCGGGCAAAAGCAAAGCTACGGCATCCTGCCGCGGTCCGTTCTCACCAACGGCCACGTCCTAGAGGACGAAAGATCCGCGTGAAGTGGTAGCCAAGGGAGCCGTGCAGGGTCTCCCTCATGCGGCCCGCAGGGGGAGAGATCGAGGGATGGCTAGATCCTTCTCCCTTCCCCGGGATAGACCTAACACCGGACAAAGATGTCTGTTGACAAGCTGGATGGTGTCACGTAGAGTAAGGACATGGAAACGAGAATCACCGCCGAACAGCTTACGAAGAGCATTCTCAAGTCTGTCCGCAAAGGATATAGGCAGGGAGCTGATGCCATATTGGATAGGGCATATCAGCGGGGTGCAGAAGCAAAAGCAAGTAGCGGATATACATCCTTCTGGAAAGAGCAGAGCCCCAAAAAAGAGTACACGGATAGTGATAACCCATATCCAGTAGGTAGTAAAGAGCATAAAAGTTTTGAGAACGGATGGAGAAAGAAATGAGCACACGCTACCAGGTAGGTCAGAAAGTCATCTGGAAATCAGCTCGCCGTGCACATCCCGGAGTCATTTCACGGGACTACACGATTACAGACCCAGAACATGGGTTTCTAGGGTACAATGTCACCATGAAATCAGGAAAAATAGTCTACGCCAACCACTCGGAATTGGCAGAGGAAAAGTAGATATGACTACCACCAAATACAAAGGATACATGATCAAGAACGTCGGAATCTCGCAGTGCATCTATTACATCTATAGGATCAACGCCGACATCACAGCTAATGGAGGAATAAAATGACTACTTCTTCCTGCTTCGTCCCGTCCAAGTCCACGATTGCACATGCTAAACTGAACGCGTGGGATAACGCGGTTCATGCATGGCGGGATTTTCTGGATTTTCCCAATTCCCACAGACATAGATCACTCCAAAAAGCAGAAGATCAAGCGGCTATGCTGGGAATTTTATCATTAGACCAAACGTCGAAGGACTTTATGATGACACAGGTCGCCAAAGGGTTGTAGATGTTCCACGTGAAACGTTCGGGATAGGACGCTCACCAGCGATTTGACTGCTGCTTTGGATCACTAAAACATTTTTCCACTGGAGGACCACCGCCCATGAGTTTTCCAAATCTAAAAGGTCCAATCCTGCCAAAGTATGAAACTCTGCCACCACACCCTGAAAGGAGGTGCAATAGCTAGGCACACGATACAAAAACCTTAATGCTAACCGACAAGGGAGAAAATGATGAAAAAGGTAAAAAATCTCAAACTGAGCCGAGAAACCCTTCGGTCTCTGACTCCTGAGGTCCTAGTCGCCGTACATGCTGGCGAGGACCAGGACCCCTACGGCGGAGGATCAACGAGCACGTTCAGCGTTCCCGTGACCGTGTGTCACCCCTAAAGAACATCGTCGTTGATTCTGGGTGGCACCTTAGAAGGATAGGTGCCACCTTTCATTTTTTGAGTAGTGTGCCTAGACTTCTGGGGGCACCTTTTTTATCTTATTGCCCTCTCTGGTCCCCACGTCAAACCAAATCCAGTAATTACCTTCACCAATTCATTGAACGCATTACTTGATGCGTCCACTTGGTCATCGAATTTTCCCGCCGGAAAACTACACAATTCGGATAAGTATTCTTCATTCCATAGGCCACGAACGATTTTTACATTTCCGGCATGACACTGTGCACGAAATGGATTTGCACGTTCGATCTTCGAATCCGTTTCCGGTGAAAAATCGAAATCATAACCGATAAGTAGCATTGATCGAGATTTGATTGTTGCCTTTCCACTTCCAGACCCTTCACGAATTTTGCATCTTTTACCATCGATTTCGGCGGTGGATTTGATTAGTGCATCAACAAGTGTTGATCTCGCCGATACCACACTCTCTACGTAAAATGTTCCCCCTAATCTCGCAATTTTTACTCCCCGCGGCCAATCTCCACCGTCTTCCGTTTCTGCAATATCCCAACCGCGGCACCGGATCGATTTTTCGGGAACAGCATCTACGATCTCGAACCAATCACGTTTGAATAGACCGCCACCGAGAGGAATGGGACGTTGTTCAAGTTGACCGGCGGACGCGAATGGCCCCAGCATTTCTTCTTCTTTTTTTACTTTTTCCTCCGACCATTGCTCAGGCCAGAGTAATTCTCCGGGGATGGTTCTATGGTCTCTCGGATCCGGTATATAGCCTTTGGGATCTATATCAGTTGGGGGCTCATACGCCCGATAATGCATAGGAAAACACAATTTATAGACACCAAGTGGATTAGAGACTGAATCATACGGGCCAGATTTTGACTCCATGTGGTATGTGGGATCTAACTCATGGAGACGCTGCATAACGAGAATAATAGCTGGATCGAGTGCAACCCGAGTGCTTACTGTAGTATCTATCCAATTATTTGCGTTGTTAATTTTAGCTCGGGTCTCCGATAGGCTGTCTTTTGCCTTCAAAGGATCATCGATGATTAATCGGTTTGGGTGGTCTCCAGTTCCTTGACCATCGACGGAGGTGGCAATTCTCCACCCTTTCGCGGTGGTATCCATGCGTTCTTCACCTGCCTTAGCAAGACGAAGAGAATAGTGGGATTGATAGAGATCAGAGCGTACTAGGTCCCGGACTCGATTGTTATCACGGATTGTATTCTTGTCCGTATACGATGCTGTCAAGTATCTAAGAGAGGGATCACTCGACCATTCCCACGCCGGCCAGAAAACAGAAATACATAGAGATTTCATCGTTCCGGGTGGAACGTTGACAATGAGATATTTGATTTTCCCGGAAGTGACTAGAGACAGAACATTACACAACTCATCTAGATGCCAATTCCAGCTAAGCTTGCGAGTTGGCTCTACAATCGGCCAGAATAGACGGATAAAATCAGGTAGAGATTGTTTTGCTAGAGAGGAATGAGTGAAAGAGCGTAGAATGTGCACAAAATAGAAAATACCCGGAGGATCTTATTTTATCCAAACCACGAATGTGGAATGCTGATCTCTTCTCCGTGATCCGCTTTATATCGAGCGGCGATAATTCGGAGGATAATGAAAACCGAAAGGCCGAGCAGTACCCACCAAGGAAAATGACGAAGAAATACACATAATCCAGCAAAGAACGATGCGCCGATCGTGGATAGGCAAATAAAGTCCTCGTGCGCTGGGGCATTCTTGGATAAATGAGTAATCAGCCCGTCTCCTAGATAGAGCCCAGATGAGATTTGGATAGCAATGAGAGACAACTCAGGACGAGATAATAGAAAGTTTAATATGAATGCGCAGGCGGCCGTAGAAAATCCGCCGTATGCACCAATGGCTAGGAGTATTTTTATCCACCTAGGGCATGTAGGACCGAAAAGGTATCCAGCGATGTCATGTCTACTCTCGTTTATTTGATGATAAATAGCAAATGGAAATAGAATAGACAGAGGGATGAGAATTTTGATCATAGGGCAACTTTCTATTAGTCCGAAGACTTCTCCAATTGATCCGCGAGACGACGGAGCAATTGAGAAGTAGTAAGATTTGAAGACGAAGAATCAACCGCCGACTTACTTTGCGCTTCCAACTCATCCAATCGATTCAACCGAGCCAACAGCTTACTTGGTTGGAATCCAGGACCATACGAGTTTGGGGTTAGCTCGTCGACATTGACTCCCTCAGCATCTTTACGTCGAAGCCAAGCCAGTTGCCGCGCAAAGATCTCGTCTTCGTGTCCTTGGGCCGCAGTCTTGCCCCAGACGGCCGAACGAGCCCAGAAGGGATGAC